GGAGGTACGGGTGCGGTGTATAAATATGATTCAACGGGTGCGACTGTTGCTACATTTACTGTTTCTGGAACCGCCAATTGTATCGCATTCAACCAAGCAATTGGAACACTATGGATTGGCGGTCAATTCACTTCTGTTAATTCAAACACGGCAAATAACATATTTCAAATAGACTCTTCGGACAATGTATATACCGTTGTAGATACAAACACGGGTTCAGAAGGATTAAATAACGCAGTGTTTTCGTTGGCGTATGGTTCTATGTATAATGTTGGGGGTATGATGGTTGGCGGTGAATTCACCAACTCGGGCACTGGTGGATTCATCACTCCTCCACAGAATATCTGTTTCTACCAAACAAGCGGGATTGCTTCTATCACTTATGACAATACCTTTGCGAGTCAAATCACTACAAATGACACTGTGTTCGCCATTTCTACTACTTACTCTAACGGCATAGGAACATATATCTGGGTCATTGGAGGTCAATTCACTTATAACACGCCTTCTTACAGTCCATATCTGTTTATCATTCGCCAAGACAGCGGAGCATCTCAACCCGTTAATCCAGCGAGTGGTCTTCCTAACGCTTCGGTTCTTGCGATAAAAACAGACCCCAGTAATACCCCCTATGTCTATTTTGGAGGAAATTTCACGGGTTTGCCGTGCGACGAGAGTGGAACAACAAGCAATTACTACGCATATATAGACACAAACAATAGCAATAACCCCTTTGTTGTAGCACCCATTCAGCAATCCAACCCCGTCCAGAGTTTCCAAGACTATGCCCCAGCGACTAACTTTGGTGGAGCCAATTATGCTTACAAAGATGGAGCATTACTGAATGCCTTTCCTACTACCGTGGTGATTTCAAGCATAGCGTATTTCAATAGCAATAGTATCTATATCAATAGCAACGGAGGGTCGCCATACAATGTCATCAAGTATCAAGAGAACAATAATGTAGCATTCACTTCCACCGCCCCTATGTTTCAGCAAGGAGGCAACGACCAGTATCATACTTGTGTCATTACCGCCAAAGGCAATGCGATTTATCTTGTCGCCAACTTAGCAGTCAGTGGATGGTGGATTTTGGGAAACAATGGAGATTTCTCCTAAAACTCTAATACGAAGTTTCCTCGTTCTACTACAATTCCTCCTTGCTCGGGTGGAACAAACCAGTGTTCTTTTTTCTCCCGCTTCTTCCGTTCCTTCTTCTCCTTAGGGGGTTTCGGAACTTTGGGAGGCTTCTCCTTCTTCGGCTTCGGTGGTGGACGGTGAGCCAGATAGTATTTCTTGTTATACTCTTTCATATACGCTAAGTAGCGTTCTCTGTTCTTGTTATGGTATTCCATCTGACGAGCAATAATCACCGCACGATTTCGTTGGTAGTATGACATTTAATTTAAAAAGAATACCGAGGTTTTAAGTAAAGAAAAATCTACATCCTTAGAAATGACATCTTCTGGTGCGAACACTTGGTCTGTCCCTCTGGAAATAAACAATTTGGAATCACAGTTTACCAGTGGTTCAAGTGGCGTTCAGAGCATTACAGCGGGAACGAATATATCACTTACGGGAACTGCCTCTAATCCTATTATAAACTCAACTGCTGGCGGTGTAAGCAGTATCACGGCAGGAACGAATATCACAATTGGTGGGACGCCTACCGTTCCTGTTATTAATGCGACGGGCGTTCAGAGTGTATCGGCTGGAACGGGAATCTCTGTGAGCGGGACAAGTGCGATTACTGTAGGAAACACGGGCATTCTTTCTCTTACTGCTGGAACGGGAGTAGTTCTCACAGGTGCGACACAAACCCCAACGATTTCAGTGTCTTCTACACCACCCACTTCTGGAGCGGTCTTTGACTTTGCGGGAGGACAATTCCTTACAATTCCAGTAAATCAGATGAACGAATGTATTATCATAAACTCTGTTCTACAAACGACGACACCTATGGTGATTCGTGTTCCAGATTATTCAGCCCTTGTCGCCCAATTTGGAGCGAATGCGGTGGTTCATTTTACAATTGGAAATCTACAGAATGGACTGACTACTACGAGTATGACCGCAGTCACCACTGTTCCGCCCAACCAAGTGCGATTTAGTAATAATCTGGCGGGTGGGACGGCAACGACACAGAATCTCCAAAACAACCCCTCCTATTCAGATGTCTATACCTTCCCACAGGCGTGTTTAGCCCAAATGTTTCGTGTTTCTGTCGTGATAGACAGCGTATATCAGAGAGCAACCTATTGCCTTACTTGGTTGGGTCAACCGAGTTAAATCCCGATTAAAACCTTAGCCCTATAGTAAAGAATGAGCCTGAATCTGGATAGAGTGGGTCGCTTTCTTGCGAAGGTAGAAGGTGGAAATTATCATAACAAGATAGTAAGCGTCACCAGCACTTTAGACGAGAAAGACGAGTATGCGAAGCCCTTTTCGCAGTTAGAACTCCCCAACGGAGTGTTCCAGCAAATCCCCGACCCCGAAACGGAACGACAAATTCTTTACATTACGGGAGCGAGTGGAAGCGGAAAATCAACCTATACTGCGAATTACATAAAGCAATACAAAAAGATGTTCCCTAAGAACGAAGTGTATTGTTTCTCCGCACTACAAGACGACGAGAGTCTGGATGTGGTAAACCCTAAGCGTATTATTGTAGATGAAACCATCTACACGAGTCCCATAGAGGTGAGCGAGTTCGCCAACTCTTGTGTCGTTCTGGACGATATAGATGTGATTAGCGACAAGAAGATACGAGAGGGAGTGTATAGTATTATGAACCAGATTCTGGAAGTGGGTCGCCACTTTAAAATCACCTGTATTATTACGAATCACCTGGCGACAGCGGGTAAGGATACACGCCGAGTGCTAAATGAATGTCATTCGGTCACTTACTTTCCTTTCTCTGGTTCTAATGTAGGCACGAAGCGTCTACTGGAGGATTACCTTGGATTGGATAAACATACTATCGGACGAATCAAGAAATGTAAGAGTCGCTGGGCGACCTGCTTCAAAAATTACCCAACAGTTATTATGACAGATAAACAGATATGGCTTCCTGCGGAAGACCCTGACCTACAGTAGCGAATGGGACTTAAAGACACACGCCCATCTAATAATAGAATGGGCGACTATCTTCAATCCATCATCTATAAACTATCTTCGCCCTCCCACCCCGAGGTGAATCCCTATTATGGTTCTTCAAAGAATCCTGCGTATAAACGCAGAGGGAGTCATAAGGGAGATTACAAAGCGGGTAAAAACTCCTCTGCGTTTTTAATCCTATGTTATGACGACTGGGTTTTAGAAGTGGTAGAAGAATATCCTTGTGAATCAGCCAATCAGTTAAGACTGCGGGAAGGCTGGTGGATTTCAAATCACCCCTGTGTGAATCAGAGGAATGCTGGAACGGGGAAGACGGCAAAATGCTCGGCAGAGTATTTCAAGCAATACTATACAGAGAACAAGGAACGGCTGAAAGAAAAGGCTAAACAACACTATGAGGAGAACAAGGAGCAACACAAGATGAAATCAAAAGAATACCAAGAAGCGAATAGAGAGCATCTTAACGCCAAACGCAGAGAGTGGGTGGCGAATAATAGAGAGGCTGTCTTGTTAAAGAAGAGAGAAGCATACAAGCGACGCACTCAGAAACCTACCGCCTAAAACAACAATAGGGTGAGTAGGATGAAAAACCGGTCTTTTTTCAAAACCCCGCCTTAGGCTTTCCTCGTATAGGACACTTTATGAAAAACCCCAATATTTCACCCTACTCACCCTACACCCTTAAAAAAGAAGTAGTATACCCACTACCTATTTTTTACCACAATAACCAGAGGGCAAGATATTCCCCCAGACTTTTCTTTTTGTGTCGCATATGATATAAGCGTCTTCTTTCATCTGCGATTTCTTTTCCCTCTTCCGCCAGGTAAAGGTGATAATCTCTGTAGCCAGTTGCTCCCACACTCGCCACTTTCTCCCCGTCGTAAAAAACATCTATCTTCTTCTTGGGGTTCGTAGAGGGCTTTACTATTACACCGATTTCTTTTGCCCGTTGTTTCGTAAGGTCGCTAATAGGATACATTCTACTTCCGTAGCGATTTTTTCTTGTGTAGCGTGCCCTTGTATTCAAACGGCTCTTCGTAAAGAGAGGAATCCTCTGGGATTTTACCCATTCCTTGCTTCACTGTAAGGCTATAAGGTGGGGCGTATGTAGCACGCTGTTCTGGCTCGGCGTGAATCGCAATCTCTTGCTCTTCTTTTAATCCAGTTGGCTCGGGAGCAGGCTGGGCGATTTCAGGAACAATCACGCTT